CACAAACACTGGCGCGTCTGGGTTCTGCATCATGCCCACTAAATTGTATGGCACCGGGCTGACGCCATCCATATTGTACAGCCAGCCGCCCTTGCCGTCCGGGCGGCGCTGTCTAAATGTCTTAGGCTCAAATCGTTGCACCTGAAACAACAAATCACCGTCAGGCCCGTAATAGCTGTATTCACGGGCCAGATACTTTGCCGGGGTCAGTGCCTGTTGTACGCGCTTTGGTACGCCAAACTTTTTTTCTAGCACGTCACCGATACTGCCATTGATGCTGGCAGGCTCAAACATACGCACCAAATCTATTGTCCCCCCGCCAACGCCGCGCTCGTGACAAAAGAAAGTCCCCTTGTTTTTTGACACGCTGAATGAGCCGTGTGTCCCCCAGCGCAACTCATTGCCCTTCGACAGCTTGGCATTCGGCTCACCCAAGTAATGCCTAGCCACCTGCTCTATGTATGCCGCTATGTTTGTCATCTTATTTCCTCACCCCTTGTCACCCAAAAGACACGCCCCGGCAGGTACAAGGGAGGAAAACCTGCCGGGACGCTACCGCACTAGAACAGATCTGCGCCTGCGCTTGCGGGTGTAACAGGCGGCGCTGACACTGCCTGTGCGGGTTCTTGTGCCGCCGGGGCGCTCATGCCCTCTGGCCGATCAATCCAGTCGGCAATCGCCCAGTTAGGTGACCGAAACGTCTGTGTGCCTTGTGCCTTTGTTTCAATCTGCACACGGTCACTGCCAGTGATTTCCACGACTGGCACCTTGCCGGGGTTGTCTGCCTTGCCTGCGAGGTATGCGTCATGCAGGTCATTCATTTGATTGCGAACAATCTTTGAACTGCTTGACATCTCGCGCAGGCCGATTTCCTTGTTGTACAACCGCACCCGGAAACCCTCTTTATGATCGGGCGATGGCTGTTGCGGCATTGGCTCACCAACCTGCACTAACCGAAAGTCAGGCCCGTTTGCGGTGAATGCAATGAAGCCAACCTCAATCGCATCCATATCCATCACCACCTTTATTGGCGTGTCCATTTCTGTCTCGCTCTTTTCCCAAGTGCCATCCGGCGCTTGGTGCCGATCCTGCCGCACAAAAGATCCATCCTTTGCGCTGTACTTTACAATCGGCAGGAAATCCCCGCCACCCGAACTAGTAGTCTCTGTAAAACCTAAAGCCATTTCATTTCTCCATTCAACTTTAGAACTACCGCAAAACGGTTGCGGCACCGACTGGGAAATAGGCGCACACGTCTGCGTCTTGGGCATCGCCCCGGTCAGACCTGCCGCCCTTTCCCAATTCATAATCGCCAGCGAAATCAAACCTGACGATATTATCTGTGTAAACATTTAATAGATAGCTGGGCAGGCCAGTGTGTTGCGTCAGCAGTCTCGCTTGCAACACTTTTGACAGGCTCACCATCGCCGTTGGGTATTTTAACATGTGGCATGTGCGGTGCTTCACCTCGACAAATGCCTTTGGCTTATCACCTTTTAACACCAGAAAGTCCAGCCGATACTGCAATGGCAGTTTGTAAAAGTCGTAGCCGTGCGTGGCGAATGCTTCAGCCAGCGCGTGTTCTTTGACCCGGTCAGCGTCTGTCTCATACATTTTACGCATCAGCCAAATGCTCCCTGATAATCATCATCGCCGTCATTTGATCGCACTCAACAGCGTAGCGCCAGTCGTACTGCTCTGTCAGATCCCCGGCTGGCACAAAGTCAGACATGCCCACGATAGCCGCCACCGGGAAGCGCCAGCGGATCGGCAGGCGGTCATATTTGTAGACCAGCAATGGTAGTTTGTTGGTTGCCAGCGCGGCATCGCACGTTTGTGACCACCACTGAGGCTGGATGCCGTAGCCAGCCCGGTAGCGCTTCGCCTCAATGCTAAATGGAAAGTCAGGCATATCGACACAGATCAGATCACCGTGGTCTGCCTCGCGGTACTGCTCAATGTCGCGCTTAAAGGTCAGGCCCAGTTCATCCAACAGGATCTTCGCCAAGTCCCGCTCAAATGCCGCGCCCTTGTTGCGCCCATTAACCATCGCGGCGTATCCCGCGCAATGCACCAGCCGCGTCAAACGCTGGCTTTTCTGCCAGCATCTTGTCCAGCGCTTGGTCTAGGATATCATCAGCCAATGCCGCCATTGAGCGGTGCGCTGACACGTCCAGCGCGGCCCGTAGCTTGTCCATTGTGGTATTTCGCAGTCTGAAATGCGCCTGTGTCGTGGTTGCCATATCAACTTTCTTTCGTTTGTTTTCAATCACTTGTCATTTTTTGTGCAAAAACATACACAGCCACCCTTGTACCACACTGGTATAGTATGTATATAAACATTATAGACACCAAACAAAGGGAGATTAAATATGTTTGATTTTGTAGCAAAACGGGTTGAGGCAGGCGTTCCAGCTTGGGGCTTATTTGAGGGTGGTTCTGAGATTGGCGTGTTGACAGCCTTTGACGGCGAGGGTGTTGTCGCGACTGTCGAGACACGCATTGGCGAAGAATATACATTTCGCGGTGACGTAATTGCTGACGTTTTGGCAGATTGCCGCAAAGCTTATGTGGCTGATTACGAATTTGCTGAAGCTGAACTTCGTGATTTAGAAGTTGCAGACGCTGGCAGATATGTGGCGGCGGCCTAACGGCCCCGCCCCAAACAAAGGGAGTTACGAAATGGCTAAGATGACTAAAAAGCAAATGGAAACATTGGTTGACTTTGGATATTTCCAGCATATGGCTGAAAAGTTTGATGGCTATGCCAACAAGGCGCTTAATGCGGATGACAGAAAAGGTTTTGTTGACAGCCTCAACACTTGTTATTTCTACGGTGACCAAGCTGTCAAAGCGGCCCGTGAATTGGGCATGACAGATGATCTCATTGATAAAATCAGCGTATCACTGTTGTCGTGGTCTAAGTTTTACAACGAGCAGGCGGGTGCCTAACGGCCCCGCCCCAAAAGGGAGAATTGATATGACCAAATACGTTGCTTACTATCGTGTATCCACAAAGCGCCAAGGCCAATCCGGCCTTGGCCTCGAAGCCCAGCAGGCGTTGGTTGCGCCATACGCTGACGGCATCATCCATTCATTCACTGAGGTTGAGAGCGGCAAGGTTGACGCCCGGCCACAGCTTGACGCCGCCCTCGCGCTGTGCCGCGAGACTGGCGCGTCCATCCTCATCGCCAAGATTGACCGCCTGTCGCGTGACGCCGCGTTCTTGCTGACACTGCGTAAGGCTGGCGTTGACATCATCGCCGCCGACATGCCCAACGCTGGCACGTTAGAGTTCGGCGTCCGGGCCGTTGTCGCACAGCATGAGCGCGAAGAGATCAGCAAGCGCACCAAGGACGCCCTCGCAGCCGCCAAGGCGCGTGGCGTCAAGCTTGGCTGTCCAAACCCACGCGCTGGCGGTCTGGCATCAGGTGCCGCACGGCGCGAAAAGACACAGCGCGTTGCCGTCAAGGCAATGCCAATCATTACTGCCCTGCGTGACGCTGGTGCGTCACTCCGGGCCGTAGCCAGCAAGCTTAATGAGGCTGGCATACCATCCGCTATGGGTGGTGCGTGGCATGCTACTAGTGTGCGTAACTTAATCAATGCAATGGAGGTCTAAAAATGGTCAAAGAATTTTTCGGGTTTATGTTTCTAATGACTGTGGCGATTGCTGGGTTCACCAACATCGTCACAGACGAATGGAACGTGTGGGCATTAATCGTCAAACTAGGGGGGCAGTGATATGAAGGTCACCAAAATGAAGCGCGGGTATATCATCCGCTTGTCTGACACTGAGTTTGATTTGCTAAGTGGTGAGATGGCATCAGAGTTTTTTGCTAGTGATTGTTGGTATGCTGAAGATTGGGGCCATCTGCCACCAGCGCAACAGCGCGTTCTCACAGAAATAGCTAATCTTAAAAGAGATTGGCTTGCGGTCACCGAAAATAGGAGAGACATATAATGGTTGGAAAACTTACACCAGACTGGATGCTGTCGGCGTCCCGCATTCCAGTGTTGCTGAATGCGTCACCGTATCAAACGCAGAATGATCTGCTGGCTGAGATGATCAAGATCGATGAAGGCGGTGAGCCAACGCGTATACCTCAGAATGAGATGATGGCTTGGGGGGACAGGCTAGAAAAAATTGTCCTGACCGAAGCCGCCACCCGGCTGGGCCTGACCAATGTTGA